AGAATCCAGGCTTGAAAAATCATCAGGCCATTTTGCTGTAAAGGATGCAAAGGTAATCATGAAAAGTCCGAATGGGTATGTAATTGATCCTAGCCTACTTTTCTTGCTAGAAGATGTCAAAAAGATCGAGATTGCAGATGTTGAAAAATTTGAACATTTTGCAAGTGAAATCGAATCCTTTATGTTATGGGTTCGATATCGGAAATTGACAGCACTTCAAAAAGTAAATCTGTATATGTTGGTGTGCCAGGGGGTAGCACTCAATCTAAATATAGATCAAGAGGATTCAGATTTTGAAGCTGAAAATGAATGATTGAAGTTGATCGCTTAGTAAAGGCAACGCTCAAGACTATCCCTAAAGCTTGGTTTAATGAATCGCCAAACCTACGATTAATTTATCGAAAGAAAACAGCATCAGTGGTGCTTGGAATAGTTCAAACACAAGAGACGGTTATAGAACTTCTGGCATCTGTAACAAAATCGCGTGAAAATCAAGATGTAGCTGAGGATGGTCTATCAGAAGATGTTTCAAGGCTCACGGGCTATCTAATTTCACCAAAATTTTACCCTGATTCCTTAGACAATAACCTTGTATTTGCGGCGGAGCTAACCCTGGCAGATGGTTATAAATTACCAGGGTCTTTTACTCTAGTTACTGAAACTCAAAACCGCAGCGTTTCGATGCATAAAATCAGAGGTTCATACATCTCTGGGCTGTTTACGACAGTCGCAAGAAATTATTAAATCCACTCAAGAATTCTTGAGTGGATTTTTCTAAGGCATCCAACTTGCTAGAATAGCGCCGCCTACCCCCCGAACTCCTACAAACAACTCCCCACGGCGAATCGTGCCTGGTGAAATCGGAGTAACGGGCATTCTGCCACCATTCGCTGATAAGCCCCAATGACGCCCATATTCATACCCGTCATAGGTTAGGTTAAATTCTTTTTTATTATCTTTAGAATCCTGCTGATTTACGATTGTTTCCCTCCGTTGTTCTCGCCCTGTTAGCACTGAAACTCTAGCGCGGTCGGTGAGCTTATTCATGGTAGATAACGCCCTGAAGGTTGAAAATAAACCCCTGCCTCAACTACACCAATAAAGGGTAAACGTTCGTTTCCTACTAAGCGATTTAATGTAATAGGTACAGCACTTTGAATCACTCCACTACACTCAGTAGGAGAATTAGTTACTTGCACATTACAAAGCCATACCTGAGTCTCTAATTCTATCCCAAAGAGCATAAAATCTTCAATAGTTGAGGCTTGAAGATCAAAGAAATTTAGGTTTGATCCAAGTATAGGTTCTGTCGGTACGACTACGGTAATCTTCCCATTGTTGCGATTAATAGGATTGCTACCTTGGAAACGCCCGCCTCTACCACCGGGTAAAAACTCACTTTCTTGACAAAAAGAGGTTGGGTCTACTCCATTGAAAGTACGGTTATGGAAATTAAAACCTCTCTGGTAATAATCCCAAGTGCCAATATGTTCGTTTGACCCTGTTTCAATTTCTGTTACAGTTCCACCTCGATCAATTAAAAAAGCTTGCTTATTCGGATACCTCCAATAATCTGAATTTGGATTGTTTAACTGTGCATCATAATCAGCAGGACGAGGATCGTCAAGGTTTCCCGTCCCAAATGGGTATAAGCGTCCTTTCCTAACCTCTAGAATTGCTCCACGTTCATCTAGTGCCATTGCGGAATGAAAGGCATCGGTTCTAATATTATCAGAAGCAATTGGGCGAGTTCGACTTTGCTCAAATACTAATTGGAATGGGCAAATACCACCTATATAACATCGTTGGATATCAAAGCCCTGTGGCCCTCCAGATATGTCTTCTATAAACACATAAGCCAATTCTGCAATTGGTGATCTTGGATTCTCTTCAATTGACGTACGCCGCCTGCTCATCTGACCTAAGCGAAGTCCACACCCTAGGGTCTGAATAGGACTGCCACGGGTCACTGATGCATTTGTGATGTATTGCCCCCTGGTAGGGTATGGCGTGCCTCCTAGGGGCTGTATCAAGGGACTGCCGTTCTGCCATCCTGCGGAGATATGATGAGTGCTACATTGCTGATTCGCTTGTTTGGCATCGATAGCGCTAGAGCGGTCTAATCTGCCGCCCTCATTCGCATATTTAGCGCGGTCTTTTAGATTCTCTAATTCATCGTCATTAGGTTTGCAGCATGGATCTACCATTAGGTATTCCCTACTTGAGCGGTGATTTCCAGGGTTTGACTCGCCTGTAGGTTTCTAGTATTATTTCCGCCTCCATCGTTAGGAACTTTATCAAAACCTATCGCTACCCCATTGGCATACCTCACGACTAAAGCACCTGTAAAGCTACTGCCAGCGGCGATCGCCGATCCTCCTGATGTTGCAGCTAACCTAAATTGATCTGTTGTTAAACCTGTCGAGACAACAAAATAAAAGGTATCTGCTAAAATCAGTGATGGGTAAGCGCTAGCCCCTGTAAAAAATACGCGATCGCCTGCAATCAAACCATGACTCGCCACTTGAAAAGCATTCGCAGTAATCGCTGTAATTAATCTATTTGCAATCGCTGATCCATCTGCAAGTAACACTGCACAATCATATTGAGTGGCGATCGCTGGAGTAGCTGCTTTTATGATATTCACTATGACCGATGCAAAGGATACCGTGTTAGCACCTGTGTTTTTAATTGCAGCCCCGCTTGGTGCCCAGATTGATCTAGAATAGCCCTCACTATTTAATGATTCTCTTCCTAGCACAGATATCAAAGTAGCGTTTTGAGTCATCAAATCTGTATCATTCAGCAGAATTATTCGGAATGACCCTGGCGCAAATTTGGTGCGGCTACGGAATCCAATATCAAGTAATTCAACAAGGCCATCAAGGAAAGGTAAAAAAGGCATTTTAGGTTACAGATAGGATTCTTACTTGGATTGAATTGGAAGGGAAAAGAACACCCGAAGCTCCCACGCTTAAAATTCTTGAGTTTGCAAAATTGCCCCCACATAGCAGATTTCCACCGCTAGCAGCATCAAAGATTCCACCTGCTATTGCAGTGCCTTGATTCGTGGTAGGATTTGCAAAAAGCATAGGAGAAGCAACCGGAAATGATGCAAAAGATTGTTCAGAACCCGTATTAATGCTGGCACCATTAAAAGTTTCAATACGAGTATAGCCTCCACCAGGGGGTTCAACTCCACCTATCCCTGTAATATAATTTGGAGCGGTTGTAAAATATGATCCAAAAATTCTTGGCTTGGCATAGGCTACTGACCCAAAAGCCAAATCTAATAGGCGACGACATAGGAAGCCCGAGCAGCCCCCTACGCTGGCTGTATTGATAGCGATCGCAATACTGCCAGCGGCGATCGATACATTTGCCCCTGAAGCAAAATCTAACGGCACAGTAAAACTCCCACCCCCAAGCCATGTGCCAAAAGTAGCAGAATCATAAAATCCGAAGCCCAAAAAAGATAGGGCGCTTCCAGCCGTACCAAAACTTAAAGGAGAACCATTAACTTTTTGAGTTACGAATCCCGAGGTTGAAGCTAATGGGAAGTTGGTTAAATTATTCGTAATTGCTACCCTCACAATACTTGCGGCTTCTACTGCATCACCTCCATCAAAATAACTGGTTGGTGCTGTGATTAAAAGACCAATGTAAATAGTTGCCAAAGAGCTATAAGTAGGAGAGTTGGACTCGCTCACAAAAGCTTGACTTAATAATTCAGAGGCTAAAGACCCAGAAATTGAACTAGGCATTAGGTGAATACTCCATAAATCTCGAATTCAGATAGCGCAAATCTATTATTGCCGCTGCTATTTAGTGCAGTTTGAATCAACCTAAAATAACGATAGGCAGTAGATCCACCCACAGGATATGAATAGAATGTCGCGGCTGTATAGGTTAAGCCTGTCCTCACATCTAAGTCTACCCATGTTGTTGCATCGTTAGACCCCTGGAACGTAAAGGCAGTTGGGTGGTTGATGCTACCATCGCCAGCGGCACTTCTAGCCCTTACTGTATAGTAATTACAAACGAGAGTGCGATTACCAACTCGACTAATATCGAATTGCATCCAACTATTAGCAAAGTTTCCAGTAGTTACCGCGCTGCTAATGCGATCGGTCATTCTTGATACGTCAAGGTCAAAGTTATTCAGACTTGAGAATGTGACAAGACTTAATCCCCGTCCATCGGGTAATGCACTACTTGGGTTTAGTCGTGATGTGGTTAAACCTAGAGTTCCAAGCCACTGAAATAAACCATTAAGGTCATTATTTGAAACGTAAGTACGGGTTGACCCTGGCACAAAATCTTGTACTGACAGTGCAAAATTTGATGTCGTTTCAGAAGCCATCGATCCAAGGATTCCAGCCACAATTGGAGTGATCACAGTCCCCGCTGTTAAGCTTCCGGTAAGTGCAATATTCCCAACTAAATTAGCTGGGATACTACTGCTATATCCCAATGCTAATAATGAGCCTGTAAGTTGCACTAAGCCCGATAAAGAAGTGCTTTCAGCAAATGGAGGATATAGATATTCATTTGGATCATTTACACCATCTCCAGGGGTTATCCCTGGTGAAACTCTACGTACTTGACCTAGATTAATGCTATCTCCTGACACAACCCCACTAACAAAATTATGAATGAATGCAATGCCATCGGTAAGATGCCTTGTGACGACTCCGCTAGGCGATCGCCAATCAATTACCATCAGGGGTTGATATTCAGTAAGGATGCGATCGCTCAAAGGTAGAATCCAATTCAGCCTTGATTGCCTCCCATGAAGTAACGCGCCTTCTAAATTCGCAACAGCAACGCAATGGGCATCGCTGACAGGATAACTCACATCAAAATCACGATCATCCTCACCTAAAATTGACCCTGAGATTGGTGGAAATCTCACCTCACCCTTGAACTGGGTTTCTTCTCCTTGATTGGCTTCATCGCGCCTCTCAGGTGCGGGTGGAGTGCTGCCGCCTGCGCTGCTGTATGTTGTTTCAGCGCGGCTAGTCTCACCGGGTTTGTAGCGTCTGGTTTTGCTAGATTGAACCCATCCTTTTCCACTTTTACTCCAAGATTGAGTTACCCATTCTGATAACTTCATCCCATAGGTGCGGATATTGCCGCCTAAATAATTAGGCGCTGTACCTAATACTAAAGCGGCAGGCTCATAAGTTTTTGTTTCAATGCGAACTGTCGCATCGTTTTCATAGAAATAAGATTCGATAATTTCTTTTGAATCAATCCTATCAGTTGCACCAGGGTTAGTCGTGGGAAAAATGACGCCGCGAGGTTGTCTAATGATTGTAGTTTTACGTCTTAGTAATCCCTCGCCTTCTTCATCATAAAGTGTGATTGTATCTTCTTCTGATGCTGTAATCAGTGAGGCTTGCCCTGGAAACTGAACCGGAAATATCCGGCCTCTCGGTTGACGGCTATTAGTGCGAGTAATGATTTGATGTGTTCCAAATCCGAGAAACACTGTTGAGCTTATTTCTGATGGATCAAACTCTTCATCAGCAGCGATGGCAAATACAGTTGATGGGTTTTCAGTCGGGGAAACATTAGGAGCTACGCCAGAAGCTCTAACTAACTCTACTGGTGTTTCATCAGGCGCGATCGCACTCACTTCAACTTCACCAATGCCGATCCTAATTCTTAAATCTGGCGTAGGAGGTTTAACTACTACCTTACTAGCTCTTAGCTGCTCTTGATTATCTATCCATAAGACATATCCAGCATCCCAAGCGAGTTGCCCCATCGTAGCTACATAACTTTGCTCAGTTACGATTGGATAATTAATAGGCCATTCGTCAATAGGATCTAAAAGATTTCCAATATAAATTTTTGCAGCAAGTCTATTAATAATCTCAGTGCGAGTTGCTGATGTCCCTAAAATCACCCCGCTGTCATCTACAGGGGGCTTGCGAAGGTCTTTAAGTGCTAAGAGACATCCTACTTCAATCTCTAGTTCTGGTGCCCTTCCTAGTGGTGATGCAGGCACCTTAAGGATACGCAGACGTCCCCTAGGATGAGCGATAATCGCGCCTGCGCTATTTTCAATTGTGATAATCACCCTGCATTTTCTAGCGAATCGTGCAGGATTTTCAAGCGGGTCGAATGATTCTAAAAATGGCACCAGGGGTGATGCTGGGATAGTTAATGTCCCTGTAGTTTTACTAAGGCCATCACTGCCTAGATGCGAATCTTTTACATCAAAGCCAATTACAGGTACAACAATAGCGCTACTGCCATTCGGGTAGGCTAGCGATACACTGATAGGGTTGTTTCCAAGGTCAAGAATTGGCATTAGATTGATTTTAGCATGAGCTAGGGAGTAGTTTTTATTCCTTCAATTAATTGGAACTGACAGGTAATCCACGCACCATCTTTAGCAAATTCAGGAGGGTCAACAAATAAAGCATTAAATCTCGCTTTATATTTTAATCCAGCCCCATCAAGTGTTGCGATTTGCCCTGCTGCTAATGCGCGAGTTCGGCTGATGAGTGAAACCCCTGGCTCATAAATAAAGTCAATAAAGTCATCAAGAATTAGATATTGAAATGGCCTTGTTAGAAGCCACAGGCTATAAATCTGTTTTAATCTATCAGCATCAATTTGCTTAAATCTTGCACCGACAGTCCACGTATGCGGAGATTCATAAGGGATTGATTCAGCAATTACTGATCCGGCAAACGAGCGGCTAAAAGTTGGGACTTCAATCCTTTGGCGTGGATAGTTAGTTTCTGAAAATGGCGAGGTAAAACGATTGCCAAGTGTCAAACTAATTGTATTAAAAGTAAGCGCTAAGGTCATAGTTTTGCCCGTCTAAAATTCGCAGTACCAATATCTGACAATACTTGACCGACAGCCGCTACAGGGTCAGGTGCGGAGACTGAGACACATCGCGGGGTATTAGCTAATTGCATTACAGCTACTTTTAGTTCGTCAATCTTGGCAACTACAGCAGCATCGCCAGTTTGAATAGTACTGCTCAAGTCTAGCCCACTTCCCATATCAGCGATTTGTAACGATGGCACTTTAGTTTTAAGTTGAGTGGCGACTGAGCTTGTAGTTAAGCCTCTTGCATTAAATCCAGTTCTTTGACCACTTGCAATTCGCTGTTTCTCACTCTGATCAGCCGATAGAGTCTGAATGCCCCTAGAGGTCAATACCCGACCCGAGCTGGTAGATTCGGTAGAATCCTTTGCCACATCCTCAACTTTAGTCTTAGTTTCTCTAGCGTCTGCGATCGCTCCCCTTTGATCTAGAACCGCTCCATCTTGCTGCTGTTGTTGTGTTTTTTGCGTAGTGTTGAGAGTTTGACTTTCCAGGGCGTTAATCTGGCTTTGCTGTGTGATGGCTTCACCCGCCTGCTCTAAGCGCTTTTCTTGCAAAGCTAAAACCCGTTGTAGGCTTGTAATTTCGGCTTCAGTTGCTCCATTAACTAGGGCTTTTTGAATGGCGATCTCAGCTTCTACTTTGGCAATTTCAGCCGCTATTTGCTGGCGCTCTAGTTCAATAGCGCGCTGTTGCTGCTGTAATGCAAGCTGCTGTAACTGAATTTGAAACTGTTGCTGTAAGAAGGTTCCTTGCTTTTGAATTTGCTGTAGCTTCAATTGTTCAACCCGTACCGAGTCCCCATCTCGACTAGCGGCCTCGATCGCTCTATCGTACCGGGCATTTTCAGCCCCGGCTAAAGCTGTTTGTAGATTCTGTTGAGCCGATAGCAGGCTGTTTTGTTGCCCGATAGCATTTTGCTGTAATTCGAGATTGCTTGAACGATCTTCCCTTTGAGCTTGTGAAGGTGCGAATGACTGGTCAATAGCCTCTAATGCAGCTTTTTTCCGCTCCTCATCTGCCTTTAGCGCCGCTGCCCTCGCGGCCTCTTGAGCCGCAATTTCCTTTTCGATTCGCGCTAAGTTAAGGCTTCCAATTTCTCCATTTAGCTCAATCTCACGGGTAGCAGCATCCTCAGCGCTTAAGATTCCTTGCTGCCTTAAACCTTGAATCTGAGACAATTCATCTCGCCTTAATGCGATTGTTTGACCAATACCCTCCTGTTCAATCGCGGCAATATCCTTTGCAGCATTATCAGCCGATTTTGAACCCTCTAGCTGAGATTGTTTGATTGCAATAATTCGATCATTCTGACTGCTGGCGATCGCCGCTTCCGCTTCACGGTTAGCCTTCTCAATAGCATCTAAGGCTTTTCGCTCAATTGCTTCCCTGGCACTAGCTAGGTTTTCAGCAATTGCTAATCGAGCATCTGCCACTGCGCTATCAGCCGATAAAATTTGGCTGTTCAGTTCCTTAATCTGTTCAGGGTCAGTAGTTGAGCTTAATAAGTCACGCAGTTGAGTTGCTTGATTTTCAGCTAGAACTAAACGCTCTTGACCTGATGATCGCTGTTGCTCTAAGAGTTGCGATTGACCATCAGCTTCAGTAGTCAAACCCAGAGCCACAGAGGTTTTAATCTCAGCTTCTCTGAGCTTGTCAGCATTCGACAGTTCAGTAGATCGCTGGGTATAAGCTTCAGTTGTGGCAGTGATAGCATCAGCCGCTTTTTTCTCTGCCGCTGCGATCGCGTCGCCTGCATCTACTGATGCATCGCTTGATTCTTTAGCAATTCCCGTCCGTTTTACTAAAGCTGTTTGCTCTGTTTCTAGCTCTTTTATGGTGCCATTAATCTTGCCACTCAACTCCTCATAAGCAACCGTACCAAGCTTTTCTGGGCTAAGATTCGCTAAGTCTTCCTTCGCTTTAGTAATAGCTGCTGATAATAATTCAGAAACTTTTGCAGCATCCTCTTGAGAACCTGAAAAGGATCTAGACGCATCGATCGCATTGCCCATCGCTTGCTGTAATTCACTCACCCCTAGACGTGCATCTTCAAGCCTTTTTTGTGCATTTGTTGGTACTTCTAAAAAGTCAGGTGGCAAGCCTGTTAATTTATTTATAGTGGAATTTACTTCATTGAACTTAGTAACAAGGCCATCAATAAAATCAGTTGGAGGCGGTTCTTTTGGCAGAATTCCTTCGGCTGCTTCTTTAGTTTTGCCCATCTCAAGTTGTAAATCAAGCAATGACTTTTCAATTTCTCCAGCGGATTCTTTGAAGCCTTTACCACCATCGTCAAATCTTGATACCGCTATCTGGACTGATGCCATGGCAATCGTAACTAGACCTAAAGTGAGCAGTAACGAACCTAAACCTAAAGCTGCCGCTTTTGCACTTTTGCCAAATGCAGATTGTGCCAGGGTAGCTATTGCTAATTTAGCTGCATTCCCTGTCAATCTCGCATTGGCTAGGCTTAACTGAGTATTAAATAATAATTGAGCCGAAGCCGCTCCGGTTTTTGCAATAGTGTTCAAAATTGTCGCGGCAGTCTCAGCAACTTGAGTTGCCACCAATTGAATATTCAGTAGTTTGTAAGTTGCGATTATTGCAACCGCAGCGGCGATCGCGCCTGTTAAAGCTGTCGTAGCTAAAATTGCGCCCTTAATTGGCGCAGGCAATAATAGAAATGCATTTAGGAGTCCGGTTGCAGCCCGAACCACAGGCTCAAGACCAATCGCTACAAATTTACCGAGTTCTGCCGCTGCCGCACTAATCGAACCTGTAAAAAGATTGATACTCCCGCCTAATCCTTGCGTTAATTCAGCACTAGCCTTAGCCGATGCTCCTTGAAAGTTTTTAACTTCAGAAGTAACCTCAGCTATTCGTGCAGGCGTAGCATTCAAAAGTGCAGTTACGGCTAATCCGCCTTCTACACCGAATAGGGCTTTCGTTACAACATCTTGGTCTACTTGTGCTAGATTCCCTAATCCCGATTTTAGATCTGGTAAAATCTCAAGAATTGATTTCATACTGCCGTCGCTATTTCTAGCGGATGCACTAACAATATCAAAAGCTTCAGACATCTTTTTACTGCCACGAACCAAACCAGTAAACTCAGTCTCAGACCCGGCACTAGCTATCTTGAGGCGATCGAGTGCTGTGGCTAAGTTTCGTCCGGCCTTACCCCCCTGGATGCCAGCATCACCTAATAGACCTAACACAATCAAAATATCGTCTAAAGGTTGGTTACTTGCCTTAGCCACAGTTCCGGCATAAACCAAGGATTCACCCAAACCTGAAATAGAGGTATTAGTAGAGTTTGCAGTTTGTACTAAGAGATCTGCTACTTCTTGAGTCTCACTAACGTCTTTGCCAAAAGCTCTAAGAGTTTTAGAAATGATATCGCCAACTGTTTCTAAACTCTCACCTGTAGCTTCTGATGCCTGTACAATTCCAGCAAGGGCTACTTTAGTTTGTTCCGCAGAAAAACCAGCGCGACTAAGACTAATCGACATCTGAGCTATCTGAGCTGGTGTTTTCGTAGTAGCAATTCCTAAACGTTCAACTTCAGTTCGTAAAGCATCAAATTGCGCATTACCTAAACTCCCACTGATAACACCAGATTGTCGAAGTGCATTATCAAATTCTAGAAATTCTTGCGTACCCTTAACAAATGCCCCACCAATTCCAGCGGCGATCGCCCCCGCGCCTGCGGCAATCGCGGTTAGTCCATCTGTGGTTTGACCTGATGACTTATTAATTTGATCAAACTGAGACTTAGTTATACCCAATTCCTGATTCAAAACTTGAAATTTTTGAGCTGTAGTTGCTCCTACTTGATTGAGTTGGGCTAACTTCGATACAGCTTCATTTGCTTCCTTTGCAGTCAAACCTAACCCCTGGGCAAATCTTTGAGCCGCGCCGTAACTTGTGCCAAGCGCATTGGCTAATCCAGCAACGTTTTTACTATTGTTTTGAATAGTTGCCGCTTGGGATCTAAGATTTCCATCTACTAGTTTTGCAGCATTTCCCAGTTGATACATCTGAGTAGCTGTTAGACCAAATTCAGCCTTCAGTATCTTATATTTTTCAGCCGTGGTAGCGCCTGCGGCATTTAATTGACCAATCCTAGTTACAGCCGCTTGCGCCTGCGTAGCGGTCAAGCCTAGGGCATTTGAGAACTGTTGAGCCGCGCCTACAGTACCGCCTAAAGTCTTAGATAGTTTCACAATCGAGCTAGTCTCGACTGAAACTTTTACCTTAACTTCAGGTTGTTTGATTTGTTGCTTAATTACATCAGATGCCTTCTGAGCATCCTTTATTAACTGAGCTAGAGATAGGGAGACGCTTAACTCAACTGATCCAACTGTCATGTTGAAATTTCTCTAGGTGTTCCAGGGTATAGTTCCCACAATCAATCCATCAAAAATTCTTGACTCACAGTAAGGCTAAAGGTTTCAATGTTATCTAGTTTCAAACTCCTTAAAATTCTCTCAGCACTCACCAAACGTAAATGAGAGAATTGAGATTTCATTGTATCTAGGATTAATGGCATAGATACTAAAGTGGTTTGAGTAATATCCCATTGATTCGCAATGATTTCAATACTAAAAGTTTGTCTAAAGCTTCCAAAAGAACTAGCAATAGGCACTCGGATACTTGGCACGATTACCAACTCCAAACCTGTTTTTTTGACCTCATCTAATAGCGGATCAGAATTGTCATCGATAACAATCGCGGGTCGAGTCTGACCATTGCTAAAGGTATAGATTCCAAGTTGACTCGCTAGAGCGATCGCCAGAACATTTCTAATCTCCTGAGAATTTATCAAAGTCTTGACCTTAATCCCTTTTCAAAGATATTCTGTTGCTCAACTCTGCGGATTGCCTCAGCCATCCAATCGCGCCCACCCACCCTTGCACCATTCCGGCGCGTATAGCCTCTCCGCACGGCATTAGCATAGTCTACGGTATTCCTGAGAATGGCAGATCTGCTTTTAATATCGATTCTTTGGCTATCCCTTAATTTTCCAGTGTCGATGATATCGCCATCAAAGCCATCAAATACCCCTGGCTCAGCGATGACCTCTAAAGCAGCCCGATGAATGGCGAGGGCAGTTTGCCCCATTGAGGTTTCTGCCGCCCTGGTAATTTTCTCTAAATCGATCCTGACTTTAATCATTAGGGATAGACCACAAAAGAATTAGGCAGAAACCATCCTTTAATTTCCTCTACTAAATCTATATCAAGGTCTTTTAGTACCTGATTACGTCCTGTAAATCTTAGTAAAAACGTACCACTTAAACCCTGATAAATGGCAGTACAGATTGAATCAGGTTGAACCCGAGCAATTAAGGAACTTGGGGTGACTAGATACCCCTGGAGATACATCGCATTAGAATCAGCGCCAGGGGGTCTAAATCCGATGGGAACCCGTCGCACCCCCATCATGGCTGTAGCTATAACATTAAGATCTGCTGACCTCCAATTGCCCCGTAAGTCCTGCTCTAGTGTTGCAGATTCAACAGTGAAGGTTGCCGTAAGGATCTCAAACTGAGTAAAATTTTGAGTAGACATAGAGAAAATTCAGGATCTAATTAATAGTTCCTATGGCAATTTCTAAAAAAGTTTTTCAAAACCCTTGACATTACCCCTAGATTTTGGCATACTAAAAGAGCGGGGGGAGAGACAACCCACCGAGGCGGTGCAACCCCGCGACAGAGGCAAACCCCTCTTACCGCTGGGACGAGACCGGGTGAAATTGCTGGTGATGAGCCTGCGCGAAAATCGCCTAGGAGGGCACGGACATGGACGCTTTTGTTTTGGTAAAGAAAAATGGTGAAGGCTTCTGGGAAATCTTGAACATCGGCCTAGGAGGGCTGATTGCCGAGGCAGACACTCTGGAAGAGGCGATCGCGCTTCTAGAAGAGAGCGGCTATGAGGCGGGCGACTGGAGGGTTGAAGGTTAAAGGCTAGGGAATGGATCAACCATTCCCAAAAAAGTTTTTCAAAACCCTTGACAGCACCCCTAGATTTTGGCATACTTAAGAGAGACAGGTAAAGAAAAGGAGACCCCGATGAACTACACCGCGATCGCAGCCCAGCTCAAGCAGACGACCGACCCAGAAGTGACGCTGGAAATCGCAGCCACCTGGTCACGCCGGGAAATCGAGAAAGCCACCACTGAGTGCAATGCACTTGCAGCAGAGGGTGATGAAGATGATATCGCCCCAGCGATTGAGCGCCTCGCCATTCTAGAGCTGTGCAGCAATCCTGCATTCGTCGCAGGCTGTAAAGCCCACTGGGACAAGCTAGACGCCATGCTGAACGCTGCCTGAGTTTAAGGGCGATCGCCCTTGTGCCACTATCAATCTTAGGGAGAAAAATGAACTGCCCACACTGCAATAGCCCCATGAAAAAATGGGGCAAATCTAAGTCAGGTCATCAGGTTTGGCGTTGTTTAGAATGCTGCAAAAATACGACAGGATTTACTGTAGGACGACCTGTAGGCACTATAGGAGAATGCCCCAAGTGCAGTAGCAGCCGCACTAGACATACGACATCTAGGCAACGTCCCAGGGGTAGATGCGGTGATTGCGGTGCGACTTGGAAACTGGATTAAAGAAAATTTTCTGCCTCACTTAGCAGTAAGTCGCTCAAATTTCCAAGTCGAGATGCTGTGCAAATTCGAGTTAGAATTTCTTCTAAGAATTCAACCCTGGTACGCTCAATTTCTAATTCAGTAGATAATAATTCAATCTGACTTGATTGATATTGCTTGGCACTGTGCGGAATTTTATTAGGATACTTTGGATGTAACTCACTAATTAATAGAGTTACTTCTAACCCATCCGATTCCATATTTATCAGACCATCAGAGATAGAATCTTTGATGGTCATTTGTTTGCCCTGATGAACCCCGTTTTGAACTGTGATAGATTTCCCCTGGTGCAAACATAGGGTATCGGTGCCTGATTTGAGCGCTTTAGCTCGGGCATGGCTGATGTACTCCCCATCTTGAGCCATCACAATCGCCTGATCCCTTATGGATTTAGAGTCAGAATTCGATAGCTCATAGAGTGCAGATAAATCGAAGTTGTCCAGATTATGGACATCTTGAAAAGCCCTCGCTACATTCTCGAATTTATTAGCAGTTGATTTGCCCCAAGCAAATTCTAGTTCTAGCCATTTTCGATAATGACCATAGCCTAAACAAGATTTTACCTCTAATAATAATCTGCCGATTTCAACAGCACCGTAAGTTGTTTTACGGATTATCCCTCGGATTTCTGTTTTGCATCTTTGCGAAATGTCTCTCTGGGTTTCAGATAAGACATCATAGTTAAATACATTAATTAATTCTAGATTTGGCATTTTATATTACTGAATAAAGATTGATAGACCGGAGACGTCGCAAGCCTTCAGAGATCCAAAGTTCTACCAGGGTAGGCTCAACTTGATAGGTCTTGGCAATATCGATGGTGCTGAGTCCCTTAAAATATCTAGCTAGAATAATGCTCCGATAAATTCTAGGCAATCTCGCTACTTCACTCCGCACTATTTTATATATCTGCTCATCATCTTCAGTTTCAGAAGTTAGAGAAACAGCATCATTCAGATCTAATACAATTTTGCGTGCTGTCACTTCAGATATTTGTTTCCATTGAACTTCTGAGATCCCGATTGATTGCGCTGCCTGCTGTTCAGTAATTTCTAATCTGCCTGATGCGATCGCCCGACGTTGGATGCTTCTCACCTTACTTGCAGCTTCGATTGAGCGACGGGGCACTTTGCCTAAATCCCATGAGTAATCACGTAAAAAGTGCTGAATCTCGCCATTAATGTAAGGTATGGCGAATGAGCTAAAAGCATAACCCTGGCATGGTTGAAACCTCTCAACAGCCTTAATCAAGCCGATTCTAGCAACCTGACATAAATCCTCATAGGGCACTGCGCAGATTTCTTTCCACCGATGCGCTTCATCCCTAGCGAGGCCATCATTCAAATCGACTAAGTGATTTCTTGAGGCTATTGAGCGATTAATCGCGTATTCCTTGAAACATAATAATTCTTTATCGTTAAACATCTGACCCATAAGAAATCTTATTTCTATCATGGCATAAAGCTTGTGGGAACGCTCATACAGAAACCATAATCTGTTGAGAAAAAATGGCAAGCCAAGTTTTGAGCGGATCGGGTACTCAAGTACTTTTCGGAATCTTGCATCCCTCTTTGTTATCACAAGATCCTGTGCCACTACCTCCTGATGTCCTAATAACGTTAGCTAGCGCGGCTGTGGTCGGTGCTGCAACCCTGACTACTGCAGCTTTAGCCAAACCTCTACCCGCAGGATCAGCATTGCAATTCTACCCACCTGCGGGGGCAATCGCAGTAGTCCTGAGTGCTGCTGCTCTTAAAGGCGCGACAACAATAACTGTGACTGCTCTATCGGCGGCTGTTGCAATCGGGGCAAAAATCCAATTTCTTGATTATGAATTTAGTGTTGAGGTAACTGCGGTTGCTGCTAGCAGCGCAACAACCATCACAGTCAGACCCCTGAAGCAAGCTCTTTTAAGTGGAGCTGCCGGAAGGGTATTTGCGGGTATTTTTCAAACTGCCTATACATCTGCTGATGCTACTACAGGCGCGATTTCACTCAGTGTCTTAGCCTTGGATGAGGCGATCGCCACTGCCTCTATCGCGCTTCATCGCGGACTGCTGTTGCTCCAGGGGGGTACGTCTGTATCCGAGGAGGTTTCTACCGATGAAGAGTCAGTAGTAATTTTCGGTGATGGCGCGGGGTATGCAAATGGATCAGCTACAGGCGCGAGTTGGACGATGAGTTATGAAGCCCTGGTGCTTCCAGGGGAGCCTGGTTATTATCGTCTCAGCTTTGCCGCTCGTAATGCCGTTAAAGGAGTTTTCGGGTATGTCGTAAAACGCGATACACCAGCATCGGGATTCATTTTTGGTGAGCAATTTGAGGGTCTATGTCAGTTAGTGGGAATCTCAAAAGATAATCCCTCAGATGGTAACATTACATTCAGCACGTCCTTTAATGGACGCGGTGAACCCACGAGTACGCCACCTCGCAAATAAATGCTCACATCTCTGACTGGACATGTCATATTCGCCTGCCATGTGAAAGTGTCAGGCGATTTTTTCAATGCTGGCTTATTAGTTTTAGATGCTAGTTTTGTGCCAGGGGTTCATGAATTATGGGATGCTGAAAATAATCGTTATTGGGTATCGGTAGAAGGAACCCCTGGTAGTCTCAGTTATGAAATTGACTTGAGGCGATGCGATGCTCCCCTTTAATTTTGCGCCTGAATTATTCACAATTGGCACTCTATCAATTCCCCGATATGGTTGCTTAACTGTAGCCGAAGCGATCGCACTCGACAGCTTGCTAGAATCTCAATCGGAACTGCTCAGCACTGTAGGAGATAGTGCCGAATTCGTGGCGATTCTCCATCTAAATCCACTATTGGCATCGCTTGTTTTAATTTCTAGGCATGATCCAAACTGGACTTTAGAGAAAACAGTAAATACATTCTCTTTAGAAGAAATTAGGCAGATTGCAGATTTTACCTTGGGGGAGCGACGCCGCTGGAAAGATCTAAGCAATCTACCTACAGAAGATGGATATGGAAAACCTACGGATTGGTCTGAGATTTTTTGGTCACTCCAGTTACACTATCCAAATGAAACGAGATTTAATTCTGAACATTTTAGCAGTTGCCCTATCCTCATTATTGAGCAAGCCATTACAGCAGCTACTCGATTAGAACTAGAGAGATCACATCGCGCCGCGATTCCAATATCGCTGCTAGGTGTGTACAGCCTGATGAGCCAGGGGCTAAAAAATATAGAACCTGCTCACTTCAATCCATTTGAAAGGATGCTGAATCAGGCCGAAGCTAGAGAAGAAATTAAACCAGAGATTGCCCAAACTTTGATTGGATTAGTCGATTCTGGCAAAGTTCCAACATGGGCGATCGCCATGATTCCCCTGGGTAAAATGAGGCTAGCGGCGAAATCCTGACAGCTTCTAGGTAAAGATTTTTAGAAATCTGTTGACAGATTTAGACATGCTTGATAGATTAGGGATATCGAAAGCCCTTTAGGTATCAGGCAAAACAACATGACTTACATACCAGGAAACGCTACCACACCAGAAGAAGACGAAATTCAGTCAAGGGTCGCACAAAGCTGGTCAATAGCAAAGAATGCCGACTACGGGGATTCCCGCAAGGGGTTAGAGGCGCTTGGTTTCTCTATCTTGAAAGAGAGCAAACTGTTTTACAGCGTGAACCCTCCAGAAGGTTTTACAAAATCTACCGAAGGCGATTGGACATCAGTATTCGATGCTGCGGGGAAAAAGGTTCTCATGTCGTTCTACAAGAGCAACCCTTGGGACGCTGATGCGTACATGCACTTTAAGGATTAAACAGTAAGCACTGCAATCGAATCCTAATTAATTCGATTGCAGTGTAGAATAACCTAGAGAGAAAATCAAATGGAAATCGGGCAAAAAGTAGCGCTATATTCTCATAATGTGTTTTATCGTTTCTTGACTATTGAACGGATTGCAGCCTTTCAGGTGTCTGAACTTGAACTAAAATTTTGCTATGAAACGAATGAAGGATCAGCGTTCGACATGAATCCTGATCCTGATACGGGGCGCAGGTTCTATATAGCGAATAAGACCTTTTGGATTTCTGAACCACAGGTGATGAGAGTTACAGTTAGGGTGCAAGAAATTGTAGAGAAAAGTTTTGTAATAGAGGTTCCGGATCAAAGTGAAGAATCATTAAAGGCTTATATTCAAGATCAAATAGATGAGGGTGATTTGACTGGTGGAGAAGTGGAAGAAACTGTTATGGTTCTGAAGTCTTTTAAAGCAGAAAAGCCCATTGTAGGATAGACTTAAAAATTTATTTGATTTTGCCCTTGACGTTCTATGTATACCTCGATTATAATTGAGATATACCAAGCAACCCAAGGGCAAAAACAATGAACGACCAGTACTTCTCAGACGCTTCACAAGAATATCTCGATAGCCTAGACAACGACGCACGGGAAGGCTACATGGAGGGCTTCACCGGGACTAAGCCCACAGTCAAAGGTAGACTTTTTGGAATGCGTCGGGCAATGTACTTTAAGGGATTTAACCAAGGCAAACTCGACCGGACTAAGGCATGATGTTGACAGATACCTTAAGAATACTATAGAGTGTTCTTAAGGATCTAGATTTGAAAGAAAAGAGTTATGAAAAAAGTAGTGAGAATGGAAGTCCTGTATGCCAGGGTTCCACCTGATGTGAAGATTTGGGTTAAGTATGAAGCTCAAAGAAATAATGTGACTGAATGCGCTTTTATGCGATCTCTAGTTATGAGAATTTACAATCAAGATATGATCCAAAAAGAGCGGGGATAGGTTGCTAAAGTGTCAAGATATCCAATCATCAGAGGCTTTCAGTATTGTTATTTCAGCGCTCTAGATTGGTGGATGCTCATCCGTTATTCTGATTCAGAGTCCTTAAAAAAAGATCGCCGCCTTACCTTTTTTGCAGGGCTAGGCGGCAACTGGAATCAGCTAGATAACGAGATTTATGATTAGGGATTCTGCGGATTCCCTATTTTTGAATTCAATTTAATCCAAGTGTCAAATACATCTTGAATTGAATCTCGCTCTATAAATATCTGGACTTGCTTATTATCTTTGGCGTCAAATATCCATCGGGTTACGCAAGTCTTAAAATTTATTTCAGCCCAGATAAACTTAAGACCATAGCAGCGATCGCCCCATTTCTGATGTTTGGGGAAAAAGTAAATAGCATGGTCATAAATATTTTGATCATCTGCCATCGGGCGTTCTATGGCATTGATATAAAAGTCGAAACGTTCTAACCCCTGGTAAGGTATTTCAAACCTAACAAAATTTCTAAACTCAGGTCTAATTTTAGAATTTGACCAATTAATATTTGATCCACGTTTACAAGTCATAATCAATTTTTGTTTACAGAATCTTTACAAGCATTATAACACGCGGGTTTGGCGTGTTAAACGATTATTGACAGAAAAGCTCACAACCCCTAAGATAGTAGAAATCCCGATAGCCTTTTTGGGAAGCCATCGGGATAAGTGAAGTGCTAATCCAAGCGAGTTACCTATGATTATGGCATCAAAAAGAAATCTAGTCAATATCTGCCACGAAGCTGCTCTACGTTTTAACAACTCCACAGGTAGAGAAAATAAGCTCATACCCTGTTATGGAAAAATTGAAACAAATGAAAGTGGCAAGGTTGAATACAAGAAACCGCCATGTAAAGGTTTTGATGTAAATAAGTATTTATCGAATGTTGATGAGATTCGTAAGATAACGTCTATTGAAATAATTGCCATCCAACTCGGAATGGATTATATCGCGTTTGACCTAGACTCAAAAGAGGCGATCGCCAGCTATGAACAATTTTTCGGAAAAGATTCTTGTAATGCTCCCACATTAAAACTGTGGAGTGTTCCAGGGGAGCGCGCCTGTTATTTATTCCTGCGATCGCCACAATGCAAGAATCTATCTAAACAGCGATTTGGTGGTATTGACATCAGATATGATGCTCAGTATCAAGCGATCGGCGGCTGGCATCCTAGAGGGATGCTGTACGAAAACAATGGGCTAGACCCTGCTGAGATACCTGAGAGTATTATTTTGGCGCTAGAGCGTCAGCAATCTCAAATCTATCGCAATAACAAAGAAGAGACTCAGCAGAGTCACTCAGGAGAGTCTAGCCATGTCGAGTTGATGCGGCTAGAATCCATGATCACGATGCTCCAAGCGTGTGATGTGGAATCGGTATCAGCAGATTGTAGCTATCAGGATTGGTTAAGAATTTCATTCATCTGCCATGAGATTGATTCAGGCGATGGCGGTTTTGATTTATGGAATAGGTTTAGTCGCGCTAGTTTCGTAACAGGTGAAGCTTGCATCAAATACCCTGGTGAGGATGTCTTACTTAAAAAGTGGCAGTCGATTAATCCACAGAATAAAAACCGTAAAGCGACAATCGCAACAATTGTCCAACTGTTTAATTCGACATTTGATATAGCGCCAAAGGAAATTAAGTCTGAGTATTCTAATCTCAAGAATGATATAGACATTCAGTACAAGAGCGAAATAAGGACGCTAGACGCGGCGTTTGCCATCATTGCAGAACTCGACACGTCTAGCCTAGATGCGTCGCTCACAAGCCTTTTACAGCCCCTTACAATCGAATTCAAACAGAGACTTTTTGATTTAGAAAATCAGTATCATAGATATCTCGAATTAGAGAGAATCAAAAGACTTCAGGCGAATCCAGTTGCTGAGGTTAGCGCGCCAGGGTTAGACTTTTCTACCCTAGAGTGTATTTTTTCTTTGATTCCTTCTGGTGAGAAAATCAAAACTGTTTTAGACAATAACAATATAAATTATTTAATCGGGATAAGCCTTCTACTCACGGCCTGCGCTAGCACTATTAGAAAAAATAGACAAGGAATTTTTACAGGAAATAAAGGAGAATTCCGGCTAAATCTTTTTACGATTTTAATAGGTGAAACTTCTAAGGGAAAAAGCAGAGCGATCAAACTTTTTACAAAAGCGCTTAACGATCTTGAGATGGAAGCCTTTCAATTAGATGAGCTAAGGACTCAGCAGTTTGAAGTTGAGGATGAGATATGGAAATATCGAAAGCCGGATGAACGAAAAGCAATTCTCGAAAATTATA